ACTTTATATGAAAGTAAAGTTAATCCAATTGCTTCTTTCCCAGGAGTAGGTTTAACAGCATTTGGTCAGAAAACATTACAAACTCAATCTTCTGCTTTAGATAGAGTAAATGTTAGAAGATTATTGATTGCTCTTAAACGTTATATCAGCTCTGTAGCTCGTACATTAATTTTCGAACAAAATACTATTACTACAAGAAATAACTTTATTTCACAAGTAAATCCATATCTAGAAACAGTTCAACAAAGACAAGGTTTATTTGCTTATAAGGTAGTTATGGATGATAGTAATAACACACCTGATGTGATCGATAGAAACCAATTAGTAGGTCAAATTTATATCCAACCAACTAAAACTGTTGAATACATCTATTTAACATTTAATATTACACCAACAGGAGTTGAATTCCAATAATATTTATCACCAGAAATAAACACTAAGTAAAATGCCAGTATTAAATACAAACGAAACTATGTTTACGGCTTTTGAGCCAAAAACCCCAAATAGATTCTTGATGACTATTCAAGGAGTTCCTTCATATTTAATTCACAAAGTAAAATTTCCTGAAATTATCTTAAATGATATTGTGTTAGATCACATCAATGTTTATCGTAAAGTAAAAGGAAAAGCTAAATGGTCAGACATGAGTATGGAACTTTATGATCCGGTAACACCATCTGGTGAACAAGTAGTAATGGAATGGATCCGTTTATCACACGAATCAGTAACAGGACGTGATGGTTACTCAGATTTCTATAAAAAAGATTTAACATTATCTGAAATTGGTCCTGTAGGTGATGTAGTAGGTGAATGGGTTATCAAAGGAGCATTTATTAAACAAGCAACTTTTGGTGATGGTGATTATTCTCAAGGAGATACTTACAAAAATATTACTATACAGTTAGCTATGGATTATTGTATTCTTTCATACTAATATTTTAAATTTTTTACTAAAATTAGGGTTGGCTTTCACCAACCCTTTTCTTATCATATATTTATAATAAACAAAGTTATATAAAATGTCAGAATTTCGTTTCCCAACAGAAGTAATAGATTTACCTAGTAAAGGTTTAATCTACCCAGAATCCTCTCCATTATCATCAGGTACAGTAGAGCTAAAATATATGTCTGCAAAAGAAGAGGACATTTTAACAAACGCAAATTTTATCGAAAAAGGTATTGTAATTGATAAATTATTACAATCTATGATTGTATCTAAAATTGATTATAATGAATTAATTTCAGGTGATAAAAATGCAATATTAGTAGCAGCTCGTATTTTAGGTTATGGAGCCGAATATGAAGTAGAAATCACAGATAAATACGGTAAAAAAATACCAGTTAAAATTAATTTATCTCAATTAGAAAATAAAAAATTTAATGAATCTTTGTTTATTAAAGGTAAAAATAAATTTGATTTTATTTTACCCCAGTCAAAAGTAAATGTCACCTTTAAAATATTAAACTCAAAAGATGAAGCTATAATTGACGCTGAATTAAAAGGTTTAAAAAAAGCATTCCCTAATGAATCATTTGATATAACTACTCGTCTTAAACACCAGATCATATCAATTAATGGTGATTCTAGCGCGGAAAAAGTGCGTTATTTCGTCGATAATATGCTTCTCACCGACTCACGCGCATTACGTAAATATATTAACGAAATCACGCCGGATCTTGATATGAAATTCTCATATGAAGATTCAAAAGGTGACATTGTGGAGGGTGTCTCTATCCCAATGAATATCAACTTTCTATGGCCTGACGCCGGCTTATAAGCCGATTTTTATGGAAGAGATACACGATTTAGTGTATCATGGAGGAGGAGGTTTTATTTATTCTGAGGTATGGCAAATGCCTGTAATGACTCGTCGTTATCACATCAGAAAAATAAACGATTTCTTACAAAAGAAAGCGGAAGCTGAGGAAAAAGCAATGAAAGGCAACTCAGTAGATCCAAAATCAATGAAACAAGTTCAAGTACCCGATTTCGTGGCTAAGGCAAAAAAGTCTTAGCCACTTATATTTATTAGTATATGGCTATTCCAGGAATTGATGATAATGATTTAAATAGGTTAAGTAATCTTAGCTCTAATTTTAATAATGTTGCTAATGCAACTAACAATTATCAGCAAAATATAATAGGACTTAATAAAGATTTAGAAGAATTTAATGACTTAACATCACAATTAAACCAATCTTTAAAGAATCAAGTAGCTAATGTAAAAGATTCTAAATCACCATGGCAAAATTATTATGATTTAGTTCAAAAAGCAAAAATAGCTCAAAAAGAATTAAATGAGGGGACAGAAAAATATAATGATTTAATTAGTAAAGTCCAACAATCTGCTCAAGTAGAATCTATTATTAAGGATGGTATAAATTCAAGAAGAAAATTAGGAGAAGAACTAACTAAAACAAGAGAAGCACAAATAAAACTAAATGAAGAATTATCAAAACCGGCAGGACAACAAAATCAAAATTTAATAAATCAACTACGAGATGAAGCTATACAAAAAGCAGAAAATCTAGCTAAACATGAAGAAAATGCTAGAAACTTAGCGTATGCTATAGCAGGAGAATGGGACAAAGCAGGAGTAATTTTAGATGATTATAATACAAGTTTAGCTGACGTTGCTTTAGAACAAGCCTTTATTAATGAACAATTAGAAGATGAAAATAAAAATGCTAATAGAAGAGCTAAGATGTTAAGAGATACACTTCCTCTTTGGCAAAAAATAACATCTCAAGTTCTTTATTGGAAAAAAACACTAGAAGAAACCCAATTCGGTAAATTTATATCAGTTCAATTAAATGCAATTGGTATTAGTTTTGCCTCTATGTTAGAAAATGTTATGGCTTATGACCAAATGTTAACAGATTCTGCAAAACAATTAGGTATTTCTAAAGATGGTGCTAGAACTTTGGCGGGTGAATATGAAAGAACAGCATATAATGCTAAAGAATTTAATAGTAACGCTGAACAAACTTTAATGACTCAAAAGGCTCAATTTGAAGCTCAAAGTCAATTAAATGCTTCCTTAGGAACAGCAGGATTATTCACAGCTAAATCAAGAGTAGATCAAGCATTTTTAACAAAACAAATAGGATTACAAGGTACAGAAGCGGCAAAAATTTATCAATTAGGTAAATTAAGTGGAATAGATGCTGAAAAAACATCAAAAATAGTAGCACAAGAAGTAATTAATAGTGGCAAACAAAATAAAAACAAACTAGATTACAAACAAATATTATCAGATGTTGCTAAGGTTGAAGGGCAGCTAGCAGTTCAATATCAAAACAACCCAGAATTAATTACAAAAGCTGTAACTCAAGCTAAACAATTAGGATTAGAGTTACAACAAACATCAAAAATGGCTGATTCTTTACTAAATTTTGAATCTAGTATCAGCAATGAATTAAAAGCAGAATTATTAACAGGTAAAGCATTAAATTTAGAAAAAGCAAGAGAATTAGCATTAAGGGGAGATTCAGCAGCCGCCGCTAAAGAATTAATGGACAATGTTGGTGGTTTATCAGAATTCCAGAATTTAAATGTATTGCAACAAAGATCATTAGCGGATGCAATAGGATTAGGTGTAGATGAATTAAGTAATGCTTTAGCTACTCAAAAATTATTAAAAGGAACCGCATTTGAAACAAAAACTGCATTTGAAGAGGCCGCAAGAAACGCTAAAACTGAAGATGAAAGACAAGCATTGTTTGCTCAATTAAGACAAGCAGATAATGCTGATCAATTAATAAAACAAGCATCGCAAATTTCTAATCAAGAAAGATTTAATTCATTAATTGAAAAACTTAGAGAAACATTTACATCAATATTAGAAGGACCTGTTGGTGGAATTTTAAATTTCTTTTCTAAGATTTTACAAAGCGCTACAGCATTAAAGTTAATAGTAGGAGCTATTGGTACTATTATGGCTGTTTCTTGGTCAGCTGGTATTGTAAAAAGTATTACTGCTTTAGGACCTCTTTTAGTAAAAATGGGAATAGTAGCATCTGAAGCAGCATTAGCAAATTCTTTTATAACTTTTGGAGCAGGGATTGTTATAGCAGCGGCAGCAGTAGCAGGAACAATAGCCGCTATTAATTCAATGTCTGGAGCCAATGTAAGTGTACCATCTTCTGGAGGTGGAGTAAATACAGATAATATAGTTAAACCAGGTCAAACCCAATCATCAAATAATCCAAATAACAAACCAATAGTAGTACATATTGATAATAGATTTGATGTTGGAAATAGAGGAGCAGCAACAATAGCATCAAAACAATATTTAAGCACAGGACTTTATGATAAAACTAACTAATCTAATATTTATCATCAAATAAACAACTATGAGCTTAAAAGATAGATTATTAAATCCAAACCAAACTAGTTTGTTAGGTTTATCTGGAAATCCTGGTCCTGAATTTGAAAATCAAGGACAGATGAATACATCAGAAATCCATGCTTTTTTAGGTAATCCTCAAACTGACACTTTACAAAAATCTCAAGATTTAATTTCTGGTAGATTATCACGTCAAATTCCATTTTATTCTTATTTTAAAGCAGCTTCACAACCTCCTGTATCATTTGAAAATGGATTTGAAGGTAAACCAGCGCCTCATGGTCCTTACCAGGATAAAGGTCCATCTGACGGAAGATATTAATGCCATCATTAAAAGAGATATTTGAAAAAGCCCAATCTACAGGCAATGTAGAATACACCTATTTTGGTGGAGGAGTTTATATAGCTCCTTTTGAACAAACATCTATAGGTTTTGGAAATGATGATCAGCCTTATATTAGATTAGGTTATGATCCTGTTATTAAATTTAGATCTGATGATCCAACAAATATTTTCAATCAGTCATTAGCTGCTTCTAGAGATTCTTTACGTATATCACGTTTTTTATCTGATTTTCCTAATGGTCCTTTATGGTTAGTGAAACAAACAGGATTACAATTATCAAATCCTGATACTTCTTATAAAAGTGCTAATGGAACTTCTAATATTTTAGATCAATTAGATGGACCTAGATTTTATAATCCATTAGGTAGTAATACTTTATCTCAAATACCAGCGGGAGTATTAGGATATCATTATACAAGACATGGTTTATCTCCTACAAATGATATAGGTTATATATCATTAAATACTACAGACAATGGTATATTTGAATCTAGATTAACTACATACAAAGATAAAATTCAAAAAGACACAACCCAGTTAAACACATATACTGGTGGCCCAGATTCAACCTTAGGATTAGGCAGAACTACAGTTAACTCATATGGGGATAGTTTTAAATTAAATACAGGAATAACTAATAAACAAGGATTTATATTTAATCCTGAAGCATCTAATAGAGATTTTACTATTAATATTCCTGGAGAAACTACTCCAACTAAAAAAACAGACCCATCTTTACTTCCAAATAATTTATTAGGATTTCAACCTTTTTCTTATGAAAATATAAATGATTATGTTCAGACTGAAACTAAAAATAGTTTAGTTGACTCAATAAATAAAAATATTAATATATTTCCTTTAGATTTTAGAAAAATAAAAGGAACAGAAAATAATTCCGATTATCCTAAATTTAATATTCATAATAGAATAGGTGTCACATCAAATAATAACGGCATAGGGTCTAAAAATACAGTAGATTCTATTAATATTTTACGAATTACACCATCAAAAACATTTTTTGGTAATAGTAGTACAGCTACACAAAAAATAGATAATACTAATATGATTTATACTAAAGGTTATGCTAGTGGATCTATACTTGATCAAGTTAATGGTTTTTATGGTAGAGATTTAATTAAATTTAGATTAGAATTTTTAAATAATGATACACCTGTTATAGGAAATGAAATAAATACAGATGTATTAGCATTTAGGGCATATATTGATAACATGAATGACAACTTCACTTCCCAGTGGAAAGAATTTAATTATATGGGTAGAGGAGAACCATTTTATGCATATGAAGGTTTTAAACGAAGTATTAATTTAACATTTACTATATTAGCTCATAGCGCTGAAGAAATGGCTATTGTTTGGACAAAAATAAATTATTTAATGTCTACTATGGCACCTGACTATAATAATAAAAATCAAATGCGGGGTAATTATTGTTATATGACAGTAGGAGATTATATATATAGACAACCCGGTGTAATAGATTCATTACAAATATCAGATTTATTTGGAGATAATCAAACAGGATGGGAAATAGCATTAAATGAACCAGACGTTGGACAAGAGAAAAATACAGATGATAAAAAACAATATGAAATTCCAAAAATGGTAAAAATTCAATTAGGATTTAAACCAATACATAATTTCTTACCAAAGAGAATGTATGCTGAAACAAAAGATGGTAAACTTGTTGAAAATCATACAGCTACATTTGTTACTCCTAATCATATGTTATTACCAACTAAATATAATAGATATTTACCATCTCTCCCATTACAAGAACAAGAACAAACTCCACCTATATTCTATGTAAGTTATGAATAGATACCCAGCGACATTAATATTAAAAGAACAAAATGGTCCAAGATATTTTGGATCAACAAAATATCCTTTTATTGTAGAAGATCCAAATGATTATTAT